TACCGCACATTCTTGATCAAGTAGACGAGCAGCACCGGCACGCCGACGGCTGCAATCACGAAGCATGCGAGCCACAAATAGAATTCCATCTCTACCCCCTCCCCTTTATGAATGGCTATCCTGGCGCTTCTCTGCCGGCGAATCCTGACGATGGCGATCAAACATGTTCGGCTTGTGCGAGCTGTCGCCCAGCATCTGGATGTTGCCGCCCTGCTCTTTCTGCGCCGGCGTGGGCTCGATCTTGGCCACGGGCGCGGGGGCGTCCCTGTTCACCTCTATATAAGGATTGAAGCGCGGGGCGTTCATCTCTTCTCGGCATTGCACTTCCGACATTTGAATCCGCGTGCCTTGTTGGGTGTAGGCGTGGCAGGTGTGGCGATTGGCGATGAAGGCCACCGCTTGCGGCATCTGCCTGACCTGGCGCATCTGGTCATACGCCGGCGCGGTTTCGGGCCGTCCGGCTAGTCGGGGGTTTTCCGCTTCAAACAGACTGGCGGCGGTCACGGCGGGTTGTGGCGCAGTCGCGGGTTGTGGCGCAGTCGCGGGCTGTGGCAGCGGTGGCGCGGCATCGGGCGAGGCCTGGGCGGCGGGAGCCGGCTTGCCGGCGTCCGGGTCCATCTTGCTGCTGATGGAGCGGAACGACAGCCAGCCCAGGGCGAGCACGGTCACCAGGGCAGCGCCCAGCAGCCAGACGTAACCAGGGATGCTCTTGCTTTGCTTCAGGTGCAAGCTGGCGCTCTTGTATTGCTCGAACGCTTTCTTGGGCAGCTTGTAGCGTCGGCGGGCGGCAACGTCGCGCGAGGCCTTGGACTTGGGGTCGCCGCATTCCGACCATTCATACAGCTGGCGGCCGAGCGCCATATTGCGGATATGCAGATGGCGCCCGATCAGCGATTTGATATTGGAGTCGATCAGGTGCGGCCCCTGGGTGATCAACCAGAAGTCGACGCCGGTATGGCGGTGGGTCTCGAACGCGGCGACGATGTCCGGCACGCGGGAGGCGGCCGAGCGCGGCCGGTAGACGTTCTGCGCTTCGTCGATGACGATGATGGCGTTCGGCGGGAAGGTGAAGACGGGGCGGAACAGGCTCGGGTCCTCTGGCAGCGGCTGTAGCTTGGTCCACTCGGCAATGGGCGGCGTCGGTTCGTGGGCAATCTTCAGCTCGGGGATGCCCATCACGAACAGCGGCCGGTTGCCGACCTCTTCCATCAGCAGCGATACGGCCAGCGCGGTCTTGCCCGCCCCTGGCTCTCCGGTAATCAGCGTCAGCATGGCTCTAGCTCCGTTTGAATTCGATGCGTTTGAACACGTTCATGGACAGGCGGAAGGCAAACGCGCCGATGACAATGCCCAGCGCTTCGCCCAGGCCGGCGAGGCCCAGCAGATTGGCTGCGATGGACGGAATGCCGCTGAGATTGGCTTGTATCGCCTGATTGAGCTGATCGACGATCAGTTGAATGCCGGTGTAGGTGACGACGGACAGGCCCAGGCTGACCAGTATCTGGCCGATGATGGGCTTGACCATGCCGACCAGGAACGAACTCATGGTGGCCATTAGCTACCCTCCCCCTTTCTGGCGCTGAAGATGATGAAGTAGGCGCTGATGAGCGCGGCCAGGATGATCAAGGTCCGGATGGCGCTGGCGTACTTGCAGAACCATTCGAATGAGTACGAGAAATGCTGGCCGTTCGACAGCGTGAATTCGTAATTCGGCGGACAGGTTGCCGGCATGGAGAAGCTTTTCGGGGAGAACGAGACTTCCCGCTTTTCCTCCGGGATCGGCACGGTAGGCGGATCGCCCCACTTGCTGCAGCCGATGGAGTCCGGGAATTTCTCGCAATCGGTCTTTTCCGGGGCGGAGGGTTCCGGCGCGGGCTTGTTGGTGGTGCTGGTCGAGGTGGACGTTGAGCAGCTGCCGGCCCCGGTGCAGCTGTTGACCGTGGTGGTCGAGGTGGTAGTTTGCTCGAAGCCGATGGGCTTGCCCATCAGACCGCCCCCGGTGGGCTTGTAGGTGGTTTGCGTCTGCGTTTGCGTGGTGACGGTGGAGCCGTCGGGGCGGGTTTCGGTGCTGGAGCCGGTGACGGTCTTGGGGCCGGTCACCGGATCGCCGCTGACGCTGGATTCGCCGGCATCGTCCATTTCCAAGATCGTGCCATCCTTGGCCACCGCCTCAATCAGCGGCTTGTACAGCTTCAGAATGACATCGTCGGCCATCGCATCGACATCGGCGTCGTTCACCTTGCTTCGCGGGACCGGCGTGCGGAGGGGAATGCTGGGGTCAGTCTGTTTGAAGTGGAGATCGGCCACGACGCCGCCGCATATCGAAACCACCACCGCGTCGGGTTTGGTCTCGTATGAGGGGAAGTAGTATTGTCGGTTGCAGCTGTTTTTATGATCGTCGTAAAACCGATCCAGGCAGGTGGAGAGCGATTTCGCCTTCGGGTAATCCCAGCACGCCACCGGATAGTCGGGGTTGTAACCCTGGTAAGGATCGCGTCCGCTGCCGGTGCCGGTGGAGCCGGCATTGGTGGGCCGGGTCCATTCCTGGGCGTCGCCCATCCACTCCCAGCCCTTTTCGATGGCGTAATCGATGGCGATGCTGGCCGCCGCGCCGCCGATCATGCCGCCGAGCCCGCCGCGCATGTTCTTGCGCAGTGCCGGGCCGATGCGTTCGGACAAGGATTTCGCCGGGATTTTGTAGTGATCGAACATCCGGCCCTGAATCATATTGGATTCCATGCCGTAAGCGATCTGCGTCGTGACGCCGAGAGATTTTCGGTCGTCGAGATACACCTTCATGATGGTGCCGGACAGGCGTTCTTTATCCGCCGCGGTGGTGGCCTTGCGGGTGATCTGGTCGCCGTAGCGGTAATAGGTGCCGACCTGATAGCCGCCGGCCTGCGCCGGGGGAACAAGAAGGCCGAGCAGCACGGCCAGGAACAGGATGGGCGGGGTGGTCATTTGAGGATCACCCAGCCAGCCAGGATTACGGACAGGAAGCCCGCCAGGAAGTAGACGCTCATGTTTGCAAGGTCCTTCTCAGCACAACGATGCCCCAGGCGATGAAGGCCGGCAGCAGCACCAACCAGCCCAGCGCCACGCCGTCGCGAACCTGTTCGGCCGGGTTGCATTCCGGCAGTTGGGGCGAAATGCCGACGCTGGAAGTTAAAACGGCCCGTTGCGGGCCGTTTTGGTAGGTGTTCAGCTGCCAGCCGGCCCCGGTTTTTTCGAAAGCCGAATAGCCGTCATCCGAGAGGTGCGGCGCGGTGGCGCTGTAGTAGGCGTCTGCCGCGTCAGCCAGATTCGAATAGCAGGCCGTGCCGACGCTGTAGCCCATGTCACAGCGCCTTGCGCAGCCACTTGAAGCCGAAGATGCCGACGATCACCGCCAGCACCAAGCCGCCCAGGATGGCGGCGTCCTTGCCGGCGCTGGTGATGGAGGCTTTGACCTCTTCCGGCACTTCCGCCAGCGCGGAGGCGGCGACGGTGGTCATGGCGGCGGCCAGAGCGGCGCGGGAGCCGTAGCGGCGAGCGATTTCACGGAATTTCATGTTTTTCTCCTAGAGTTGGCGTGCTACGAGTAGCACTTGGACACATCATCGAAAAAACTACACACCACAAACGAATTGCCGAGAATGAAGCGAGCGGTGTCGATCGCTGATTCGGGGTTGTCAAATCGACCCGCGCCCGACAGAAACTTGGTGAACCCGACGTCACCATCCAATGGACACAGGAACTGTCCCGTGTCCTTGTCCTGCACTACCCAGACGGGGCCGATCATGGTTAGCCCTGCCCTTGCGCGGCTGCGCCCTTGGCGGGCGTCACGCCGACGATCACGGTCTTGGAGGTCTTGCCGTTGGTCACCATCTCCAGCTCGCACATCGCCAGGAACGGGAACGGCAAGTTCTTGATCTTTTCGAAGTTGGCGGAGTCGCCCCAGGCCATTTCTTGCGCGGCCGTGCCGACGGCGTTGCCGTTCTGGTCATTGAGCGGCACCTCGACGAACAGCTTGGTGTTGTCGTAGAGCGTGCCGTCTACCGTGTCTTTGAAGCGCTTCGCGCCGATGACCTTCATTTGAGTTTGGAAACGCATGCTGGAAATCTCCTATGGATGGCGTCTTCCCTGCTGCCAGCGATCCGCCGTAATCGCTGAGGGTGATGGGTTAGGCGTGGGCGAAGCGGGCGCCGGCGTGCCACTCTTCCCGCGCCATCCTGACAAAGGCGTCGGTGTCGTAATCGACATGGGCGTAGTCGTGGACGAAGTCTTGATTGCCGAGCTCGCAGCTGATGTGCGCCAGCTTCAGGCGTTGCGGATAGCCGGCTTCGGGCCGGGCGAGGCGTTCGACGATGGATTCCACCGACCAGGACGCCACCTCTCGCATGTAATTCACCAGCCGCCCCACCTGCAGCGCCGCATAGTGCAAGTGATGGTCAAGGCTGTATTCCTGGCCCTTGATGATGGTCTCGATGCGTTCCGGGGTTTTCATGCCCTTGAAGCGGGCGAAGGCGGGATAGGCTCCGGCCAGATAGCTGCCGGCGTTGAGCAGGATCTCCAGCGGAATGATGCGGTCCACGCCCTTGAACTCGACCTCGACGCGGAACCAGTTGCTGGACGGGCTGCCCAGCTGTTTGCCCTTCTCGTATCCCCGGCAGAACTTGCCGTTCTTGCGTTTGCCGACGTAGAGGGTCCGGCCGGAGCCGTCCGGGTTGTCCCAATCGCCGTGCCGTTCCACGAAGGGATTGCGTCCGCCGCAGTTGAATCGGCCCGCCCTCACCTCTTCATTCATCACGTCGGCGTTGTAGTCGCCGTTGAAGTCGTCGTAAGCGCAGTCCACCCGCGTCAGGCGCGGATTTTCAGCCTCATGCTGCAGGAAGTCGTACAGGCGCTTTTCCCAGCCCGAGTTAGCCGCATTGCAGCCGGTGGCTGTCAGCTGGATCAACATCGTATTGCGCTGGCCGCCGAAGGACAGATTGCCGTAGCAAACGTCTTCCTGGCCGAGCACCCAGGTGTCCCGGTAGAAGTTCATCCCCTTCGGCCGCTTGTGGGAGACGCCGAAGCCGAATATCTGGAACAGCCTCTGTGACATGGTCAGGATGTATTCATCATCCGCCACCATCATGTGGCCGGCGATGACGTGACAGGTCGATTCATGGATCGTGAACGACACTTGGTCGATGTGCGCCAAGTCATCGCCCCACCCTGCCCGCACCATCACTTGCTTGATCTCGCCATTCTCCAAAACGAGGCTGATTTGCTGCAGTTCCGGGCTGAGGTCCTGCGCCTCTGCCTGCGGTGCAGACTTTCCCCCCGTGTTACTAGTGGGGGGAAGCGCGCGCCGTGCTGCTCGCTGGCGCTCGCTATCACGTCCCGCGCCGCCCCATGCGCCAATGCGCGGCAACGAAAGCCAGTAGCGCAGATCGCGTTTCTTGGCCATGTTCGGCATGGCAATCGGCATGTCGGGGTCGAATATGGCGCGATAGCGCGGCTCTGTGCCTGTCTCGCGGCGGACATCATGCGCCTCAAGAACCACATGGCTATTGCGCCCCATATCTTCCTCCCCTGCTAGAATTGGTAATATGCTCAAGTCCACGGGTGAGGACTTTGCGCAATGCTAAGTCCACACATGAGGACAACACAAGGGGGTACTGACACCATGAAGCCGAGCATCGAATACCTACAGGACGCGATTGAAAAGCTAGGAGTTGAAAACGACTCGAAAGCGGCAGCGGCCCTGAAGATCAGCAAACAAGCCATCTGCAGCTATAGATCGGGCGAGCGAATCATGGATGACTTCACGTGCATCATGGTCGCAAAGACGCTTGGTATTGACGGGATGGAAGTGATTGCAGCCGCTCAGATGGAGCGCGAGAAAAACGAGGAACGGCGGGAGATTTGGGCTGATTTTCGGAAAAAGTTCGGCGTCAAGGCGGGGATCGCCCAGGATTGGCAATGA